GATTGAGCAATGATGAAAAACAGATTATTAAGGACATTCCAAATTTTGATGCTTCGATCTTTAAAGAAATTACGGGGATTGATGTAAATTAGGAAATTAGAATTTAATTGAGAAAGGAGGACGGAGTGCCGGCCGGCAGTGAAAGACGTCTTACTCCTTTACGATTATGAGTTTAACATTTATAGATTTTTTTGCCGGGATCGGAGGGTTTCGGCGTGGTATGGAACTGGTGGGACATAAATGTGTTGGGTTCTGCGAGTTCGACAAATTTGCAGTTGCAAGTTATACCGCCATGCACCTGCTGACGGAAGAACAGCGAAAACACATAGCAGAGATAGAAGCACCGCTGAAAAAGAACGGTGCAGTAAATTTTAATAAAAGGCAAAAAGAAATTTTAAAGGAGGAATACAAGAATGGAGAGTGGTACGCAGACGACATTAGAAGAGTGGATGCCACAAGCATGCCCAGAGCAGACGTGTGGTGCTTTGGATTCCCATGCCAGGACATTAGCATCACAGGAAAACAAAAAGGATTTAAAGGAAACCGCAGCAGTCTATTTTTTGCAGTTACAAGACTTCTTAGGGCAGTCGAAGAAAAAAATAGACCCGAGTATTTATTCATCGAGAATGTTAAGAATCTTCTTTCTGTTAATCGAGGATATGACTTTGCCAGACTTCTCGTTGAGTTGGACGAAGTCGGGTATGATGCGGAATGGGAAGTTCTCAACTCGAAAGACTTCGGAGTACCGCAAAACCGGGAGCGGGTGTTCATTGTTGGACATCTTAGAGGACGAAGTACCAGAGAAGTATTTCCTCTCAGAGAAACAGGCGGAGTATATAACCAGACCAGAGAAGAGTTGTAAACCTGTGGAGATAACCCCAACATTAACGGCGAGAGGACCGTCACGGGGACGGGGAAACAATTCGCCCGTACCAGGGGTAAAATGCTTAAACATAAAAGACCAATCTGGAAAAGAGAGGTCACAGCAAGACAGAATATATTCGACTGATGGAATAATGACTGCTTTAAACAGTCAGCTAGGAGGTCGGCATAATATTGCCATTCCAGCGCTTACCGCACAAGACCGGCATGGTGTAGTTGTAAAAGAAGCAACCAAAAAAGGATATGCACTTGCAACTACAGGGGACAGCATTAACCTGGAGCAGCCAAACAGCAAGACCCGGAGAGGACGTGTTGGGAAAGGCGTAGCACAGACACTTACAACCGGATGCAAGCAGGGGACACTGGATGGAACTAGAATCCGTCGATTGACACCGAAGGAATGTTTTAGACTACAGGGATGGGAGGACGAATATTTCAAACGGGCGGCCATGGTGAACTCGGATAGTCAAATTTACAAGCAGGCTGGGAATGGGGTTACAGTGCCTGTGATAGAAACGATTGCAAAGCAGTTAAACTGCTATTTAAATTAAGATTTAGGAGGTAGGAATGAGAAATCTTAGAGGACGAGCGAAATTAAGAGGGGTTCCGCTCGACGATGATTGTAAAAAAGCCCGGATCTCATGTCATGAATATGGACCGGATGATAATAGAAAATTTTGTTATGGGGTTTATGAATTTCCGTATGAAATAGCAGAAAAATGTAGGAAATGTGGGGCTTATGCTATTAATGCAGAGCCACCAGAGAATTAATTTAAGATTTAAAGGAGGAATTTTATGAAAGCAGCATTGATCATAGATATGCCGGAGTATTGCCATGGATGCAAATTTTGGTTTGCAAAAGCGGAAGACCCGGTAAGATATAGGTGCATGGCGGCACAAAAATATATAGAAAATTTGGGCAGCAAACCAAATTGGTGCCCACTCCGGGAATTGCCAGAGAAAAAGACAGAAGTAAAAGAACGCAAATGCGAAGGAAGTACAAAGGGAACATGGAAAGTTCCGGTGCCGGAAAATGTAGGCTGGAACGCCTGCTTAGATGAGATTATGAAACAAAGTTTAAAATTTTGCTGACCTATCGGCTATACGGGGCAAGGACGAACGAGGGACCTTGTAAAAAATCTCAGGAGCAAAAACCTGATAGGAAATAAAAAAGAGGGTGAGCTGATAACGCGCCGAGAAAGCAACGGGAGCGCCATGCCAAAGTTGGACGGCAGCCGGGGCCGTTGATTGGGCAAGAGCCAAAGCTGGGAGCCAGCACCGGCAAACTTAGGATTTGAGGAGGAAATTATGGATAATTGGACAGTCGATTTCTCTCAAAAGGAGGCAGAAGATATTTTCAGCAGCTATTATGGGGAATGTGAAGATGGATACACAGAAAGGGAACTCAAGGAAATCATTTTAGATTTACTTGGCGTGGAAGAGGATCATAACTTAAAAATTTAGGAGGGATCATGTGAAAATTAAATCACAAGAAGGGGTCGTATACGATGTACACGAGATTGAGACGAGCGGCCTAAATATAAAATGTTTAGATAATAAGAATCCAGAACAAAAATATATACTTGGTAAGTACCGTGACAAAAAAAGAGTTTGTGAAATCTTTTCAGAAATCACAACAAGTGGGTGGAACAAAACCACTGATCTGTATGAGATGCCAATGAACTAAACTGAGATTTTATAAAGGAGGCCATGGTGGAACATATAAAACACGATTTAAAAATATTGCCGGAATACTATAAGGATGTGGAATCCACAATAAAACGATTCGAGATCAGAAAAGATGATAGAGATTATAAGGTTGGGGACATCTTTGCGCTGCGAGAGTGGAGCCCAGAGACAGGATATACAGGCAAAGTGTTTGTAAATATTATTAGATACGTCCTAAGAGATTGCCAGGAATATGGTCTTATGGACGGATATTGTATATTTTGCTGGTAGAAAGGAGACTAGAAGAGTGGCACTGAGTAAAGACATACTTATCCAATACAGCGATATGAAAGAAGAAATAAAAGACCTCCACCGGAGAATAGAGCAGCTAAAGAGGGAATTGTATAAAATGGAAGAAGAAGGGACGGTAAAGGATACTGTCACCGGGGGCATGGGCGGAACACAGCACTTTGTTGTAGAGGGGCTGCCAGCACCAGCACTACGCAGAAAGGCATTGCAGATCAAAGCCAGGAAAGAAAAGGCGGCAAAGATGGAAGGGGAACTGTTAGAACTTGTGTGCCAGGTAGATGACTACATAAACGGCATGCCGACCAGTGAGCTGCGAATCATGTTCCGGTTTTATTATATAGATAATTTGTCCTGGCCCCAGGTGGCGATGCGGATGAACAACATGTTTCCAAGACGGCGGATTGCCTATACAGACAAGAGCTGCCAGAAGAAACATGAAAGATTTTTAAAAAAAGTTTCATAATGTCGCTCCATGTCGCCGCAAAATATATTATAAATATAATAGAGCAACTAGAATAACTATAACAGTTGTTTTTCTTGCTTCCTCTTAACGTTTTATGCTGGATGTCACGGTGGCGCCGCTGTGACACCTAAGCTAAACAACAACGCAAGGCGTATTAAAACCTCTATAATTATTTACATATACTCCGGTATCTCTAAGGTATCGGGGTATTTTTATGCGGACATTTAGCTCAGATGGTAGAGCAATCGGCTCATAACCGATATGTCCAGGGTTCGATTCCCTGAGTGCCCATTCGGAACTATAAAACAACAAAGCAGAGGAGGTGAGCCTTTATGGCGCTTACAGAGAAGCAAAAAAAATTTGTAGAGGAATATGTGCGGGACCTGAACGCCACAAGGGCTTACAAGGCTGCATACCCGACAGTACGAAAGGATGCATCCGCAAGAGCCAATGCAAGCAAGCTACTAGCAAAAACTAACATACAGGCGTATAAAAACGAATTGCTGGAGGAGTTACAGTCACAGCGCATCGCCAGTGCCCAGGAGGTCCTTGAGCATCTTACAGCAGCAATGCGCGGCCAGATCAAAGAGGAGGTTGTGGTCGTAGAGGGCACAGGGGATGGAGAGAGTAGCGCAAAAATCGTAGAGAAGCAAGCAGCAGAGAAAGACCGGCTCAAGGCCGCGGAGTTGCTTGGAAAGCGGTATAGCCTGTTCACAGACAAGGTGGATATCTCCGGTTCTCTTGAGACCGAGAAGACCAAGCTCGACGATCTTATCGAACAAATGCGAGGTGGCAGCGGGTGATGACAGACAACCGCCTGCTGCTGTCTGAAAAGTATAAGGCGTTTCTGAGATGCGATGCCCCGGTGGAGTTTCTCGAAGGAACAACCGCAGCGGGAAAAACCACAGTCGGGCTGTTCAAGTTTATACTCAAATGCGCAGAAAGTCCTAAGAAGCTGCATATCCTTGCAGCAGATGACACAGGAGCAGCAGAAAAGAACATAATTCAAAAAGACCTCGGGGTCCTAGATGACTTCGGGGCCCTGACAGAGTACAGAGGAAATGGATCAGGGGAGTATAAGATGCCCCACATCCTCCTTCATACGACAGGGGGAGATAAAATTATCTTCGTTGTCGGATATGGCAACAAGGCAAAGTGGAAGGACGCCTTGGGAGGTCAGTACGGATGCCTCTATATCGACGAGATCAACACCGCCGACATAGAGTTTGTCCGAGAGGCGTCAATGCGATCCGACTACCTCTTGGCAACCTTAAACCCAGACGATCCAAACCTGGACGTCTACAAAGAATATATCAACTGTTCAAGGCCTCTCCCGGAGTGGGAAGACGAGACCCCGGAGGAGATCAGAGCAGAGTTACGCGAAGAACCGAAACCCGGCTGGGTGCACTGGTTCTTTTCTTTCGCGCACAATTTGGGACTGCCGAAAGAGAAGCTCGAGAGGATCGTACAGAATACCCCAAAGGGTACGAAAATCTGGAAGAACAAAATACAGGGGCTACGAGGGAAGGCTACCGGGCTTGTCTTTCCGAATTTCAATCGCAAGGAGCACGCCGTTTCTGCTGCCTGGGTAAAGCAGCAGATGGCAGATGGAAAGCTCAGGTTTAAGAAGTTCACAGCAGGATTGGATACCTCCTATTCGACAAAGTCTCCCGATACAATCGCAATGATCTTTCAGGGGATCACGACAGATCGGAGGCTGATTACTCTGTCGGAGGAGGTTTACAGCAACGGTCAGCGCAAGGAGCCGCTAGCGCCTTCGGACACTGCTGTCCGATTCACCGAGTTTCTGGAGAAATGCCGCCAGGAGTGGGGGTTTGCGAGGAATGTCTTTGTCGACAGCGCAGATCAGGCAACACAGACAGAACTCCGGAAGTACAAACGGCTGCATGGCAGCATGTACTCCTTCGTGGACAGCTACAAAAAAGTCAAGATCCTGGACCGGATTAATCTCCAGGTCGGCTGGATTCAGCAGGGATGCTACTTGGTCGTGGATACCTGTACAGAGCATCTGTCCGAACTGGATCGGTATAGCTGGGATGAAGACAAAGACAAACCAGAAGACCGGAACGACCACACGATTAATGCGAGCCAATATGCCTGGATTCCTTATCGAGGCCTGATCGGGTATGAGGAGGTAAAATGACTGACAAATTAGAACGAGTAGAAATCGACGTTGCGAACGGAATCTGTAAGATCAACGGGAGGACGATCGAGGACAATATTTCGGAGCTGCACATACAGTTTGTTCACGGGGTGTGGACAATACAGCGAACAAGCACATATTTGGGATCTATCGAGTTCCCAGCAAAGAAGGGATAAGCATGGAAGTAGTTAATTTGGTGCTTATGTGGATATTTCAGCTTGCCAGGCTGGGATTTATCTGCATTACGACCCTAATAGCATTAATGATATTGACAGATTGGAAGAACAAAAAATAAGGAGGCCGCAAAGTGGGATTGATACAAAGAGTAGGGGATAGCATCCGGCGCGGGTTCCGGAGCTGGCTAAACATCACCCCGAGTAACCCGTACAGCATACAGATTACCGAGGTCATGGACTTTGAACTTTCTGCGATCCGAAACCGGATTTGGTACCGCGGGGATGGAAATGAACTGGAACAGATGTACCAGCAGAGCCCCGAGTACGCAGACAAATATAAATTCTGGGCTTGCCGTTGCACACCGGGGATGGAAATGCGGAAGATCCACACCGGACTCCCCGGGATGATCGTCCGGATCCTAAACGGCATCGTCGTCGCGGATATGAACGACTTTCTTTTCGTGGATGCCAAGCAGGAGCAGATTTGGAAGGAAATCGAGAAGGAGAACAAGTTTCGAAAGAAGTTCGAGAAAAGCCTCAAAGAGGTGCTCTATATCGGAGATGGGGCTTATAAAGTTACGGTGGATACCCAGATCAGTCCGTACCCAATCCTAGAATGGTATCCAGGGGATCGCGTAGAGTTTGTTTATCGCCGTGATTGGATCAAAGAGGTCGTATTTAAAACGCCATACGACTACGAGCACCAGCAGTATGTCCTATATGAACACTACGGATATGGATATATTAGAAACGAACTGTACCGTGGCGATCAGAAGGTGTCACTCGATGCGCTGGAGATCACGAAAGGGATTCAGGACTGGGCATTTGACTCGACCACGATCCTTGCTGTCCCTCTCCAGATCTATGAAAATACCAAGTTCGAGGGCCGAGGTGGCAGCATTTTTGACGGAAAGCTGGATTGCTTCGACGCCTTCGACGAGGCATGGTCACAGTGGATGGACGCCCTTAGAGCAGGGAGGGCAAAGACCTATATTCCGGAGTCCTACATTCCAAAGAATCCTGAGACAGGGGCACTAATGAAGCCGAATCCGTTCGACAACCGATTCATCGCCGGGGATGACAATGTGGCAGAGGGGGCAAAGAATGAGATCTCAACCGAGCAGCCGGACATTCCGCACGAAAGCTATCTGGCAAGTTATTGCACTGCTTTAGATCAGTGCCTCCAGGGGCTCATTTCTCCAAGTACCCTCGGCATCGACGTGAAGAAGCTGGACAACGCAGAGGCCCAAAGAGAGAAGGAGAAGGCGACACTCTACACCCGGCAGGCAATCGTGGAGGCACTACAAGAGACCCTTCCGGATGTTGTGTCCGCTTGTATCAATGCCTTCAATCTTCTAAACGGGCGACCGGTCGAGGAAATAAAGGTTGACATCCCGTTTGGAGAGTATGCGAATCCTTCTTTCGAGAGCCTGATAGAAACCCTTGCGAAGGCCAGACCGGGATCTCCGATCATGAGCATCGAGGCCCAGGTCGAGGAACTTTACGGGGATAAGAAGGACAAGGCTTGGAAGGGTGGTGAGGTTCAGCGGCTCAAGCAGGAAATTGGGATTGAGGTGATTGACGAGCCGAGCGTGGCAGGATTGGACGGATTTCAGCAAAGCCTGGAAGAACCGGTGCAGAGGAAACCTGAGCCAGGAAGTACGGAGAAACATCCCGAAGGAGAAGAACCGGAGGAGCCCGGATCAGAGAAGGACCCAGAGCCTACTCCCCCGAAGGGCAAGCAAAAGAAGAAAGGTGAATAGTGATGCCGGAGCAAAAACCAGACGAGGGGTATAACCTGCGAAGGATCTTCGAGGAGATGGAGCTCGAGCTGGTAAAGAGTCTGCGGCGGAACCTATCCCGGCACGAATCAGAGGAGAAAAAAGAGGGATTCCGCTGGGAGATGTGGCAAAGAGCAAAGCTTCGCAACCTCCGCAGGTATCAGAAAGAAAATCGGGAAATTGTTGGGAAGATACGTCGGGAAGTGCGAAGAACAGTAAACCGGGCGATTCGAGAGAGTTACCAAGACGGGCAAAACATGTTTACACGAGCCTGGAACCGGATTAAGCAACTTTTTAAAAAGAAACAGCCCGGTGTACGATTTCCGGAAGGTCCCTCAGAGAAAGGACTGGATACTCCAGCGGCTCAGGAGACCGCCTTTTTCGGGATCAACGATAAAAAAGTCAGGGCTTTGCAGGAATCGGTCCAGAACGATCTCCAGAGGGCGGAGTCTGCTGTCCTGCGACGTATGGATGACGTGTATCGAAGAACAGTCTACTCCGAGCAGATCAAGCTTGCTGCGGGCGGAAAGACTCTCGACCAAGCGATTGACGAGGCAACGAAGCAGTTCCTCAAGAAAGGGATCGACTGCATCGAGTATAAGAACGGCCATCGGGTTAACATCGCCAGCTACGCAGAGATGGCACTTCGGACTGCGTCCCATCGGGCTACATTGCTCGGGGAGGGGAAGAAGCGCGACGAGCTGGGGATCCACACGGTTGTGGTATCTGCTCACGCAAATACCTGCCCTCTTTGTGCACCTTGGCAGGGAAAGGTCCTGGTGGACGATGTATTCAGCAGCGGTACGAAAGAGGAGGCCGATCAACTTGGTTATCCGCTTTTATCTGAGGCGATTAAAACAGGCCTGTTACATCCGAACTGCCGTCATACGATCGCGACATACTTCCCGGGTATTACGCCGATCCCGGCGATCCCCGACGAGAAGAAAGCCCAAGAAACCTACGAAGCAGAGCAGAAGCAGAGAGCCATCGAGCGCCGGATCAAGAAGTGGAAACGGATCACAGAGGGGACCGTGGATGCGAAGAATCGCACGTATGCGCAGCAAAAAATCAGAGATGCACAGCAAGAGATGCGGGATCACCTCACAAAGCACCCAGAACTGCGGCGGAACTATTCCAGGGAAAAAACGAGAGAAATTCCGAGCAGGGTATCGGATTCTAAGTTGAGACGTAGTATAATAGAGACAGAGCTTCGAAAAGTCGGTGTAAAAGGAGAAATCCACACGACGCCGAAACAGATAGGCGTAGAGAGCCTGTCCTTCGATGACGCCCACGTCAACGCTCAGCGGCAGCACGGAGTGTCCGAGGCAGAGGCGAAAGAGTTTATTCGGTCTGCACGGGGATCTGTGACCGTGTGGAAAGGACAGTATGAGCGGTACTACTCCGATCAGGGAGTGGCCTATGTGGATCTGAAAAATAATCTAATCCGTACCGCATTTAAACCAGAGGAGTTTTCGGAAAACGTAGAAAAGATTTTGGAGGTGTTAAAAAGATATGAGTGACATATTCAAGTGCCTACTGCTGGGGCGGGAAATAGCAGCAGGGGAGTGCTTCGACATCCACATGGTTGTAGAGGATGGAGCACCGGAGTGGACGGCACCAGAGGGAGCCACAGACCACCCCGACTATAAGCGGATATGCAGAGCATGTCCGAACCACAGAGAGTAGGACCACCAGTCAGTTTATGGCCGGTGGTCTTTTTATGCCCAAAAACAGGAGGTTTTACATGAAATACAGAAAGAAGCCTGTCGTTATCGAGGCTTTTCAGCTTACAGATTATGCAGACATGGTGGCCCCAGACTGGTTCACCGAAGCCGTAAATAAGGAGGACGTATTTATAGACCGGAATATCGTGGACGGGGTCGCCCGGATCTACGGGTGTACAGTTACGACTCTTGAAGGCCGGATGCAAGCAAAACTTGGAGATTACATCATTCGGGGCGTAAATGGGGAATTGTATCCCTGCAAGCCTGATATTTTTGAAAAGACATACGAGAAAGAAGGAGGTGAGATTGTGGGTTGTAGAAAAGGCGGAAAGAAAGGCGGACGCAAAGTAGAGGAGGTGATCCTTTATATCTCCCTTTAAGGCGCGGGGTTATGCGTCTTCTTTTTGTGCCCGAAGGCTTAAAACTACCCGGAGACACCGGGATAACAACTGTTATGGGAGACACCCACACAACTGTGACATGGAGACACCATTTAACTGTGAAAGGAGCAAATATGAACACGATTCCAATGAATTTACAATTTTTTGCGGAGCCTGGAGGCGATCCGGCAGGGACAGAACCAGCAGCAGAAGCAACATCGCCGGCTGGGCAACAGTCTGTTGACTTTGACTATGAGAAATTAGCGGAGATCGTAGCAGGCAAGCAGTCCGCTACTGCGGAATCCGTCCTAAAGGGGTACTTTAAACAACAGGGCTTAAGTAAAGATGAAATGAGCCAGGCAATCGCAGCATTTAAGGAGCAGCAAAAAGCACAACAGCCTGATATTGATGGATTGCAGACTCAAGCAGCTGAGGCTACTCAGATAGCGCAGAAAGCACGTGTGGAGAGCAAAGCTACCCTTACGGCCGTAGAAATCGGTATAGACGCAAAGTCGATCCCTTATGTACTCAAGCTTGCGGACTTTAGCCAGGCGGTCGGGGCAGAGGGGGAGATTAAAGAAGATGCAGTGAAGTCAGCATTAGAAAAAGTGCTGGAAGACGTCCCCGCGCTGAAACCGAACCCGGCGGGTCAAACTGGCTTCGTCCAAGTTGGGACCGGCGGAGGTAACAAGGAAACAACAAATAACGACGATGCCTTAAAGGCAGCGTTTGGGTTATAGAAAGGAAAGTGAAAATATGGCAGTTTACGAATACGCAGAGGCTTTTACAAACCTCTTGCAGCAGAAATATGCAAAGGAATTATGTTCAGATGCGCTTACAAAGAGCAACCCGGGAGTGAAGTTCATTAATGCGAAGACAATCAAGCTCCCAAGGATGACAGTATCCGGTTATAAAGACCACACTAGGACTCCGGGATTCAACGCCGGTACCATGAGCAACGATTACGAAGCAAAAGTGCTGGCACATGATAGAGACATCGAGTTCTGGGTGGACCCAATGGACATCGACGAAACGAACTTAACTCTCTCCGTAGCAAACATACAGAATACCTTCGAGACAGAGCAGGCGATCCCGGAAAAGGATTCCTACCGGTTTTCTAAGTTGTATAGCGAACTTACCACATTCTCCGGGAAGATCAACACGGATACTATCACCGCAGCGAACTTCCTCGAGATGTTCGATACAGAAATGTCCTACATGGATGAGGCTGGAGTACCGGAGGAAGGGCGTATGCTTTACGTGACCCCAACCATGAAGAAGATCGTAAAAGAGGCAGAGGGCCTCCAGAGGGTCATGTCCGTGACCACCCCGTCTACGATTAACCGTAACGTTCACAGCCTTGATGATGTAACGATCAAGATGGTACCGGCTTCTCGTATGAAAACGAAGTACAACTTTACGGACGGGTGTGTGGCTGCGGCAGACGCAAAACAGATTAATTTTATCCTGATACACACCTCCTGTGCTGTGTGCCGCGATAAATACAGCTACATTAAGTTGTTCACCCCGGGCACGGATTCCAGGACCGCAGATGGGTATCTGTACCAGAACAGAAATTACGGAGATCTTTTCCTTCTCGAGAAGAAGGTTGAAGGCTGTGTAATTAATGCCGAAGCCGCAGGGGCATAAGGAGGGGTATCTATGATAGCAGTAAAAGGAAATAAAGAATACACGATTGAGCAGAGTCAGCAGAAGTTTTATCAGGATTCCGGATACGACATTAAAGATGATTCTGGGAAGATTGTTGCATACGGGAAGGGTAAAACCATACCATATGGGGACTACATGAAAGTTGCTGAGGATCTGGAAACTTTAAAAGCCCAGCATGCGAAAGTAGTAAAAGAACTGGAAGACTTAAAACCCAAAAAAGGAGCGAAAAAAGGAGGCGAGTAGATGTCCTACGAACCTTATGTAGCAGCGGACTACTACACAAATGTATATAAAGGCAGCACCGTGCCGGAGAAAGACCTGGAAAAGGCACTTCGGCAGGCCAGCAGGCACGTGGACTCCCTGACTTACAATCGGATTGTAGGCCAGGGCTTTTCTAGCCTTACAGAGTTCCAGCGCGATGTGATACGAGAGGTAGTCTGCCAGCAGGCAGACTTTGAGACCGAAAACGCAGACGAAATCGGTACGATCCTGTCTGGATACAGCATTAACGGTGTGTCGGCGCAGTTCGGCAGCTCTTGGAATGTCTTTGTGGAGAAAGGCATCGCTATGAAGCGAGGCGTGTACGCTTTGCTGTCTCAGACAGGTCTGTGCTGCCGGTTAGCGAGGTGAGGCGATGAAGTACCCATGTTTAGTGCCAAAGCGACTCTGTAAGGTACCGATCCATGTTCGGATCGTCCAGGAAGGTCTCAGCGAGGACGGTGGGCCTATGCCAGCGTTTGAGTCAGATCTGAAATGCAACTATCAGGACACCGCTAAAACTGTTCTGACACCCGACGGGAAACAGGTGCAACTATCAGGAATTGCTATGTTTCCTGGGGATATTGCGCCGGATCTTCCAACCCTGAGCGGGGGAAAGGCCACTGTCTGCGGAGCCACTCGGACGATTTTTCAGGGGAACAAGGCTCGAAATCCTGACGGAACGGTAAATTATACTGAATTGAGGCTGATCTAGATGGGGGTTAAGGTGAAAGTAACAATTTACCCCAGCGCGATTAAACAGCTTGAAAGTGCAAAGAAAAAGGCTTTCGACGCCACAGCAGAAGCTGTATTGTCTGATATCAAAGCCTCCGCGGTGGTACCGAAAGATACCGGAGCCCTAGAGGACAGCGGATTCACCTTAATCGAGGATATGGTGGCCTACATCATTTTTGACACGCCATATGGGCGAAGGCTCTACTGGCATCCGGAGTTTAACTTCCGGACTGACAAGAACGCAAATGCTCAAGGGCTGTGGATGCAGACCTATATCGACGGGGAGAAAAATAGCTTCGTAAAAAACACGTATAAAAAGTATTTAAAACAGTTTGGAGGTGGACTTATTAAGTGACATTGACAGAAGTGAAAGATTTTCTAAAAAGTAAGGTCGACTGCCCGAACTGGTACGTAGGGAAACGAGATGGCACAAAAGAGGAGTGCATCACCGTATATCCTACGGATGGGGTGGCGCCGGTGCTGCCGCTTGGAGGGGTAGACCAGGGCACTTATGGTACAAAAGCTGTTTCCGTGTTTGTTCATTGGGGGGAATATTGTACCCCGGCAGAAGAAAAGGCACAGCAGGTCTATAACTGTCTTTTTGGGCAGACCGGCACGATTGGGGGAAAAGAAGTTATTAAGCTTGACATGCGGACCTCGGAACCGGTCGGCATTGGGACAGACGATAAAGGAATTTATGAATATGTAATCAACTTTGTAATTTATTACAGGAAAGGAAAGTGAAAATATGGCAGATAAAGTATCACTCGGAGTTTTCCCTGTCTACGACATCGTGTTTCGAATCGGGACAAAGGGAGTAAACAGCACCGAGGCGGAGATGGCCCCAGTGGCCGACATGGAAAGCTTTGAGTTGTCTGTGGAGGGCAATGTGGAGGAATGGACTCCGATGACAACCGCGGGATGGGCACGGGCATTAATGACAGGAAAGAAGGCATCCATTTCCCTGAAAGGAAAACGATCTGTTGGGGATAAGGGGAATGACTATGTATACAACACTACTTGGAAAGACGGGTTGGACTGCTCCACAAAAGCGGACATAAGTTTCCCAGACGGATCTAAACTCGAGTACAACTGTGTTCTGGACGTAAAGACACTTGGAGGAGACTCCACCAATGTTGCACCCCTCGAATTTGACATGAATGTCGACGGGAAACCGGAGTATACACCAGCGCCTACCACACCAACAGAATAGAGAGAAGGAGAGTAAAACATGGGAAGACAGTATAACCTTGCAGAAAGAATCCTAAACGGCGGAAAAAAACCGACCGTTGTGATCGACGAAGATCACGAATTTGTGATTAATAATAGCAGAAGCGCGGCGATCAAACTGGATGCCATATCCAAAGACAAGGACCTGGGGGAATTTGAACAGCTGGATCAAATGATTACAACTGCCCTGGGAAAAGAAGCTTCTGACTATCTTATGGAGCAGGATTTTCCTGAGCCAGTCTATGTAGACATCTCGAAAGTTATCATGGCAAGTCTTGCCAATCTGTCTCTCGAGGAGGTGGAAGAACAGAGCCAGACGCCCAGGAAAAGGGGCAAAAAATAGCTGGTACGATTTGTATGAGGACTGGGACCTTATCGAAGCCTCCTTTGCAAAGCAGTACGGGATCCGACTGGAAACGATGTGCGGCGAAAACGATATGTCCTGGCCGGAGTTTAGCCGGCTGTTGAACGGGATTATGCCAAACACTCCCCTCGGGAGTATTGTCCAGATCCGGGCGGAGGAGGACCCAGACGTCCTTGAGCACTTTACGCGGGAGCAGCGATCCATCCGGGATAAATGGAGGACAGAACACAGTCCAGTGAAGGAGATGTCAGAAGAAGAAAAAGAAGCATCCACAAGAGAGGCGCAGCAGCTCTTTGCACAAATTTTTGGTTAGTACCCGCAGCAATGCGGGTCTTTTTTTATGTAGAAAGAAGGGGTATAGGTGAGTGACAGCGTAGGAAAGATCTCTTTAGATCTGGAGGTAAAGTCCGATATAGAGGGGCAGGTCCGACAGGTTGCTGGTGCAATCGGGGGACAGCTGCAAAAGACATTGAGCGGCAGCATGAAGTCTGCTATGGCAAGTGTGAAAAACACGATGTCACAGGGAATGAAGTCGGCTGGGAACTCTGCAAAGAGTGCCTTGTCAGGTGTGGCGAACAACATTAAATCTACGATTGGAAAAGCAATGCAAGCAGTTAGAAACATTCGACTACCGCGGATCAAAGTAGATGCGCCAGAGCGGAGTGTGCCACAGCCGAGTGATGCCGTAAAGGCACCAAGCGCTCCAAGGGCACCCCCGAATATGAGCATGGATCAGATGATAGCTCAATCCCAAAACTGGGAGGCGGAACTGGAGAATATCAACCGTCAGATCAGCATGAATCAGCAAAAGCTTTCTGAGTTTCAGCGCCGATACGATCAGGCAGTCAACCCGGAGGCCAAAAACAAGATATACGAGGACCTTCTGAAAACGGAGGCAAAGATCGTACAGTTGACCGGAAAATCTGACCGGTTGGGCTTTAGTTTGTCCGCGCTCGACGAGAAAATGGCGGGTGTCGGAAACGCGGCAAATACATCCGGAAATAAAACAAGGATCCTCTCACGAATGATGGGGGATCTTCGGCAGAAGCTCGGACAGACAAACGCCGCAGCTACGAGAACACCATCTGTAATGCAAAGGGTGAAAGGGATGTTTACATCCTCCGGAAATGAAGCCCGAAAAGCAAAAAGCGGGTTTGACGCATCCGGAAGCAGCCTAAAAATCATGGCCCGTTCCATGGTTACCTGGGGGATGATCTTCCCAATGGTGATCGGCGGGATTAAGGCAATGGCAAATGGCCTATTTACGTCTTTGCAGACAAATGCACAATTTTCCAACTCCCTAAACCAGATCCGCACAAATCTGATGGTCGCATTTATGCCGATCTATCAGGCAATCCTCCCCGCGATCAACGCGCTTATGAGCGCCGTAGCGACCGCTACGCAGTATATTGCGAGCTTCTTAAATGCTCTTTTTGGGAAGTCGTTTAAACAGAGTCTTGGTGCTACAAAGAACCTGGTAGCTGCAAAGGATGCCATGGGAGCCTACGGCGGATCAGCTAAGAAGGCCGGAAACGATGTGAAAAAGGCCGCGGATAAGGTTAAAAAAGCGAACCGGTCTATCATGGGATTCGACGAGCTTAACACTCTTAATCCGAAGGACGATGACAAAAATCCGGATTCAGGATCCGGCGGCGGATCCGGTAGCGGAGCTCCGACCTTAGTAGATCCTCCAAACATGGGCGCCGTAGATGCGGCAGTTATGCCATGGGTCAAGAAATTTAAGGACCTCATGTCAAAGATTTTCAAGCCATTTCAGGAGGCCTGGGCGAAAGAGGGCCAGAATACAATTAATGCAATGAAATTCGCGCTGAATGGGATTTGGAACCTGATTAAATCGATCGGCAGTAGCTTTTTAAAGGTCTGGACAAATGGAACGGGAACGAAGATCCTAACAAACATCCTGCTCATTATTCAGGACATTCTAAAATTCATCGGAAATGTAGCGAACACGTTCGCAACAGCATGGAATAAGGGCAGCATCGGCACACAGATCGTACAGAGTATCGCTAATGCTTTTAATAACGTACTTATTTTTCTGCACCGTGTAGGTAGCACGCTTAACGAAGTATGGGGTAAAATTGGTCCCTCTGTGGCAGATACCTTTATGGGGGTGCTGAAATCCATTTCAGGGGTACTGGAGAACTTATCCGAGAAGCTGATCTGGGTATGGGATAACGGAGGTGAGCATCTCTTTACCGGATTTGTAACACTTGGGGCGAAGATCCTTGAGCTGGCTGGGTTTATCTTTAATAACTTTATCGCGCCTTTTGCAAACGAGCTTATCAACATCCTTGCGCCTGCACTGGCGAAAGTCATGGATGCAGTTGGCGGGGTCTTCGATAAGATCACCGCAGTAATAAACTGGCTCATGGGAGATGGCAAGCCGGTACTGGATGCGATTGTAACCGTGATCGGAAGTATTGTAATGGCGATCGGGGCAGTGAAGGCAGCCCTCGGTGTGTTTTCGATCATACAGAAAGTGGTGTCCCTTGCAGGAACCGCATTTTCTCTAATTGTGAGCCCTGCTGGGTTGGCCGTTGCTATTATTGCATCAGTTATCGCAATCGGTATTGCCTTATACCGAAACTGGGACAAAATCAAAGCGGTAGCGATCTCTGTCTGGAACGCAATTAAGAACGCAATCGGCGCCGCCATCAGTGCGATAGCTGGGTTTTTTACCGGCTTATGGGAAGGAATACAATCTATTTTCTCCACGATCGGAACGTGGTTCCAGCAAAAATTCACCTTGGCCGTTACCGGAATAAAGACTACTTTTTCTACGGTAGCCGCCTTTTTCAGGAGTATCTGGACCGGGATCACAAATGCATTTGCGAATGTTGTAACATGGTTTTCAACAAAATTTTCGCAAGCGGTTACAAAGATTAAGAGTGCATTTTCCGGTGTAAAAGGGTTCTTTCAGGGAATCTGGAGGGGAATCAAGGATGCATTTGGTGACATTGCTGATTGGTTCCGAGGGAAATTCTCCGCAGCGTGGACGGCCGTAAAAAATGTATTCTCGAAGGGTGGAAAGGTCTTCTCCGGGATTAAGGACGGAATTTTAAACGGGCTTAAAAGTGTTGTAAACGCGCTAATCCGTGGAATTAATCGGGTTATCTCCATTCCATTCAGCGGGATAAATTCAGCTCTGAGATCTATAAAAAGTGTCAGTATTCTTGGAAAGAAACCGTTTGGGTGGATGCCGACAATCAGTACGCCCCAGATTCCGTACTTGGCGAAAGGTGGTGTTGTCGAGCAACCGACCCTTGCAATGATGGGTGAAGCCGGAAAAGAAGCCGTGGTGCCTCTGGAAAAGAATACAGAGTGGATTAACCGGGTAGCGGGAGAGCTGGCCGGACACTTTGGAAACAGCGGCGGTTCATTAACTCGCAGGGACCTGGAGGAGATTCTGGGGCGTGAGGTAGACCGTCTCATAGACGCCTTGGCATCTATGGGATTCTATATCGACAGTGAGCAGATCGCGAAGGCAAATCTAAAAGGACAACGAAAACTAGACCGGAGAAAAAATCCCACGATCCGGTTTATCTAGAAAGGAGGGCCAATGGCGGAGTTAGGCATCTTAAAAATCAACGGAGTTGTCATGCCGGACCCTCTCCTGGAGGGATACGGCTGGGAGTTAAATGACATCTCTAGTGAAGACTCAGGAAGAACGATGAAAGGACGAATGATTAAAAAAAGGGTGACGCAGACTCGAAAAATTTCATGCAAGTGGCCGCCGTTGTCCTTGTCAGATGCGTCGAAACTCTTAAAAGCCGCAGCTGATCCGGTGTATATGGACGTAACATTCTATGATCTAAAGGAAAACAAGTTTATGACGAGAAAATGTTACACAGGAGACAAGTCTTGCACCGGTTTTTTGACAGTGAAGAAGGTAGCAGGCAAGCTAACGGCATATGTATCCGGGATTGCCTTTGATTTTATAGAAGTGTAGGTGGAAAATGAATATCACAACAGACCGGTTTAAACAAAATATCTATGAAAAAGGCTACCTGACCGCAAAGGCAAAAGTCACCTTTAGGTCAGGAGTTATATTGGAAATTACTGACGACGATCTCATGGAGGGAGGCCTGTCCATCGACGACAGCGTGGGGGACTCCTCTTCTTTTGAGGTCGGGGGTGCGGTGATAAACAAATGCACCTTGATCCTCAACAACTTTGAGCGTAAATTTGACGAATACGATTTTACTGGTGCTGAGTTTGTAGTCTTCGTAGGGTATGTCCTCGAGGATCTGGAGACTGAAACGGAGAGCACGGAGTGGATCCAAAAGGGGGTGTATACGACTGATACTGCAAAAACAAGTGAAAATGTAATTACAGTCGAGGCGCTCGACAGAATGGCCCTTTTTGACAGAAGTTACTCTTACAGCAGGCTTGCTTATCCTGCTACGCTGCGGGAGATTGTGTTGGACGCCTGCGAGGTTTGCGGAGTCCCTCTGCAAAATACAAATTTCCAAAACAACGATTACACGATTATGAAACGCCCGGAAGATGAGAACGTTACCTTTCGAGAGGTGCTTTCCAGTGTAGCCCAGCTCTGTGTGTGCTTTGCCCGGATAAACTACGTGGGTGCATTAGAACTCAGATGGTACCCAGTAGAAATCTTCGAGAAGGGTTATGATGGGGGCAGCTTTAACTTAACGGATAGGGAGACAAAGAAATACGCGGACGGTGATAAGCTGGATGGAGGGGACTTCATTCATTATCAAGGAAAGCGAATTGACGGCGGAAATTTTGATCGGTTCGACAATTATCACAGCATATACAACTTGGTCAATTCTTCGATTGAAACCGATGATATTTTAATCACAGGGGTGGAGTTATCAACGACGATAACAAAGGTTACCGAGGATGGAGAAGACAGTGAGGACATAACATTCAGCTACGGAAAAGAAGGATATGTAATTCGGATTGAAAACAATGTTTTGGTGGACGACGGGGAAAGGGCCGTATCCATGATAGGAAATGGTCTTATCGGATTAAAGTACCGCCCTTTGAACTTAACCTGTTTTCCCAACCCGAGTATCGAAGCCGGGGATGTCGCGATTGTAACGGACCGGAATGGAAATTCGTATCCGACTATAATAGGGGAACTTTCCTATACTGTCGGAGGGGATATGACGATCGTAGCACCGGCAGAATCTCAGAGTGAGAACAAATCAACAAGATTTGATACAACCGCAAAATTAGTACAAAAAATGAAGGAGAAAGCCAAGCAGGAGATTAGTAACTATGACGTGCAAATCCGAAAATTGAATAACCTGATGGCGAACGCCATGGGACTCTATCAGACAAAGATGGAGGACTCAGCAGGCGGAGTTATTAACTACATGCATGACAGCCCGAAGTTAGAGGATTCCACGGTAATCTGGAAGATGGCACTAGAAGGGTTTGCAGTTAGCCTGGACGGAGGGGAAACCTATACATCGGGTATCACGAAGGATGGCAATGCCGTTTTAAATATCTTATCCGCGGTTGGGATCAATGCAGACTGGATCACTGTCGGCGGCCAGGATAACACAGACGGGACCCTCAATGTGAAGGATGCGGCGGGAAACACCCTTGTTAGACTCGGAAAGGACGGAATCACCCTCCAAAACGGAGCGAAGTTAATTGGCGGGAATGGGGTTTTAAGTACCTTTATGTTTTCTTCTGGTGATAATCAGAAAATCGGATATGAGCAGGATTATGCTATGCAGGAGAATCTTAAATCGAAGATCATCATAGATGCTCATATCCCAGACAAATTTGTTGTTACAACAGCCCATATAAAATTGTTTCATTTTCCAACTTCGACCGTTAAGGGCAGTGGAACAGTAACCTGGGGATATGCAAGAAACCAAAGGCTGTATAAGGCCTTATCTCCAATGGCAAAATATTATGTGGAATATTGGATGTCAGAGGGCACATCTACGGATTACAAAGGAACTCTGGAAGAGATATCCGGCGCTTTTGGTTCTGGTGGCTTTACTGCAAATTATGTTTCAAGCACGTCTAATGCAAATGGGCAGATTGCTGTCTCTACAGAACTTAGCAGCCAGATCAAGGCTGGTTTTAACAGTTTTGTGATCCAGACTGCAGATTCTATTCCGGCTTGGCAGGGAAACACAACAGATGGTACTGCATATCAGAGCAATGCATATATCAGGACCGGTTATGGCCGGGCAATCCTGTATGTAACTGGCTATATGGCACCATAGAAGGGAGATAGAAAATAAAATGGCTATTCAGATCAGGAGAGGACCGGTGATTAAGCTGGACCCAAACAAGTTGTCGCCGGCGGAATTTGCTGCACCGCTGGATACGGGGGAGTTACACTTTTGCTTTACTCCGGGGGAGACAAAGCAGATTGTTTTCTCAGAAGATGTGGTCGAAATTATAGACGCTCATACCGGAGAAGTGGTGGCGACGCTTACGGCAGATGTAAAGAGGGCCGTTGCGGATGCGGAGTCAGCGACAGAATATGCAAATACTTCTGCACAAAAAGCAGTAGAAAAATCTACACTTGCAGAATTGGCAGCAAATAAGGCAAATACAGTGGCCGAAGATCTTGTGACACGAAAAAATGCTGGGGAGTTTACTGGTCCACCGGGACCGCCGGGAGAAGCAGGTGCGAACGGCATTGTAACGACTATGTCCGGACAGTACGGATTTGAAATCCGGGAAGGGCATTTATATCTGGTGTATCCCGACGGAACAACGCCCCCAGATATGAAGATAAACGAAGCAGGGCATCTAATTTTCACAATTTAGAATTGGAGGTATAAAAAAATATGGCAGAGATAGATTTAGGAGCAGTAGTGGGGCCAAAAGGTGATACCGGTTCCAAAGGTGAGAAAGGGGATCAGGGGCCACAAGGACCGCAGGGGCCATCAGGAGTTGTGGATGGAAACAGTACAATAACATTTACTACGCCTACGACATATGAAGAACCGGTAAGCGGAAATTCAATATCTGTTCTATTTGGACGATTTAAGAGATGGGTGCTGAACCTGCAAGATAATATTGGTTCACTAAGTAGCTTAAAAACACCTGCTAAAGCCAGTGTGGTCGATGGGGTAAATGCGAACTACGACACTATTGCGCAAATGGAGAGTGACGTCGGGAATCCGACGGATCTTACAACGGATGCTAAAGAGATAGTTGGGGCCGTTAATGAATTAAATTCGGCTTTATCGAAGACTGCCGAAGATTTGAAGCAGGCTAATACAAGATTAAACAATAAGGCAGATCAATCTAGCCTTAATTTTACGAATACAA